GATGTCAGGGATACCGCGGATAATACCCGCCGCCATTCCTGCGCTCATCTGAAACCCAACCTGATCGGCAAAGAGTTTTGATGGCGACGCGATGCCCAGTGCTTTTTTTGCGGCGTTAAACGCAGCCATTGCGGCTTCCTTGGCGGCGTTGACAATAGCGTCGGCACCGTCGCTGATTCCCCTTGCGATTCCGTTGGCTATGGCTGAGCCAACCTTTGCCGCCTGCGTAGCAAGTGACGAAATCATCTCAATAATTTTTGCTATCGCATTGCTTGCAAAGGTGTTTATGGAGTTGTTAATTGTTGAGATAAAGGTGAGTATCGCATTTTTCACCGTGTCCCATGCGCCTAGGAAGTTACCTTTGAGTACATCACTAATCGCAAATAGCACACCAATCACGAGGTCTTGCAACGGCTGCATAATGGTCATCCATATGCGAATTGCTGTTTGTACATACGGCCAGACGACGGTAAAGACGTTATAGAAACCTTGAAACTGCACTTTCATTGTGTTGATGGCAAGCGCAACAACGCCGACCAAGATATCGGCGAGTAGCGTAAAAATCTTTGCGAGTCCGTCAAGTTGTCCCTGCGTTGACGGCGACGCCAGCTGAGTGACGATGGCGTTATACAGCGATGCAATGATTGGCGCGGCAGTGTTATAGAGGCTTTTAAGTGCCGTCGTGATTGGCGCAATGAACGTCATAAACGAATTGAAGCCCGCGCCGATTTTATCGATGCCGCCTTGCCAATTCGTGCCATAAATGAAGTTATACAAGGCGTCGGTAATGCCGCCTAAGAACCTCATCACGGCATCCCAGTTGACTCCATCAATCCACTTGATAAACACGTTGACTAAGTCTTGCACGGCAGGGACGGCGACTTCTTGGGCAAATTTACCAAAGCGCATAAGCACCGGCATGAGTGACTCGCCAAGGCTTTGTTGCACATTCTTAAATTGCTCTGCTAAGACAATCTGCTGTCCGGCAAAGGTATCAACGGCAGCAGCAGCGCTTCCTCCAAACTCTTTACCCAGCTCGTTCAAAATAATCTGCTGTGCGCCGGCGACGTCACCGGTTTCGACCATGGTTTTAATCATGGCTTTTTGGTCTTCGCTAAACGTCACGCCGACACGGCTCAATGCGGAAATGCCCGCGACGGGGTCATTGAGTGCCTTACCGACTTGCACCGCCGAGCTTTGTAAATCGGTGCCCATCGCTTGACTGATGTCGAGGATTGCCTGTGTCGCACCGGTGAATGACGTGCCTTTGATTTCGGTAAACGTGGCGAGGACGTTGGTTGCACCAAGGATGGCATCGTCGCTAAATATGGATTGACCGGCGCTTGCACTCATTTTCTGCGCCATGTCCGCAAATTGCTTGGCACTGAACCCCGCCGCCTTGCCCGTTGACTTGACGACGGCTTCGGTCTGTGCGATAACCGAGTTCCATTGCGATGCCTCAGCGATGGAGCCAGTAAGGAAGTCGCCGACTTTACTAAGGGCGGCGCCGGCAAGATTCGTGGCAGCAGTGCCAATCGCCATGAAGGCACCGGTGGCAATGCTTTGCAGGGCGTTGAATCCGCCACCCGCCGACGATGCTTTTTTGCCGACGCCTTCGACGGCGTTGCTGGCATCGTTGGCGACTTTGCTGACTTGGTCGTCACCGATAAATCGTATAACGACGGTTTCTTCGGCCATTACTTATGTTTCCTTTTGCTCACTTCGGACTCAATACCAATCATCTCAAGATGCTGTTGAATGATGTGCCACGGAGGAAGCTGGCTTGGCGGACAGTGGTAGATATCGCGACAACACACAAGCTCGATGTATTCTAGCGGCGCGGGGCTGTGTGTCCAAAGATGTGCCCGCACTGCTAGCATTAGTTTCCCGAGTCGGTGCCGCTGAGTTTCTTCGTTAAGGCTTCGGTAATGAGTTTGAGGTGACGTGCGGGCAAGTCCTCGACTTTGCGTCCGTCGTCCGTCACGACGCATTTTTCAAGGATTGGCAACATTGATTCGATGTCGCCACTGGGTCCGACTTTGGAAAGCGTCATCATGTCACGGATGGTCAATCGGTCTGCATCGATGGTGTACATAGGGAACATCTCCTATTATGGACATCGTAAAAAATGGCGTGGCGCACGGATGTCCGACGTGCGCCCAGCCCGATGATTAGGTGTTGGCGGTGTAAAGGATGCCGGGCGCCCGCACCGTGAAGCTGACCATAAGTGGGCCAGCGCTTGTGCTGTCGATAGGTGGGTAGTCGAAGGCGGTCACGTAGCCGACCGTTTTGGTTTCGTATTGGTCAGAGCCAGACGCAGCGCCACCGGGTAGCCACTTAACCTGCGTTGCGGTACGTCCTTCAAACAGCGCACGTACGTATTGGAAGGCTTCGGTGCTGGATTCGGTGTACAAAATATTAACCTTGACTTCCACGGGTTCGTACTTGCCGACCGTGGTCAATGCGAAGTTACCATCGAAGGTGTAGGCCTCGCCGGTGACGACGGTGGCGGTGGTGGTTTCGATGGACTGCGAAGAGCCGGAGATATCGACGTAGGCGGAAGAGACGTAGATGGAGACGGTCGCCGCCGCTCCCGTGTAGGCGTTGGTGGTTTGTGCCATGATGAGTCTCCTATTGGATGATTTCGGTGATGGTGAGTGTGGCGGTGACAGCGTCGTAGTACCTGCCTGATCCCTGTGGCCACTCAAGTACCGACGCCCGAAGCGATGCATTACTCAGTACCCACGTCGGCGCAATGAGTGTCCGCAGTGAATTGTGGTAGGCGGCGAGGTAGCCCTCGACGCTTCCAGCGATGTCTTTGAGCCCAAGCCCAAGCCCTGCCGCACGAAGGAGGGCGACGTCATGCACTGTCCACTCCGCTTGCATGACGTGACCTGAGCCACCAAGCGTCGTTGTGCGTGTCCGAGACGAAGCCAAGCCGATGGCGTTGACGATGCGAGTCGGGACGTCGGCGTCGTCCACTTGGTCTTTGAGCGTCGTACCACGCAGGACGTTCATCGAGTAGCCAGTGATTGACAGCGCCGCCACTGCGTCAACGATGGAGGTGAGTTGTGAGCCCATTTATATCCTCCGTCGATACGGCTTAAGCAGCGCTTCGATATCGCGCGACATCGCCGAGGTGACGATGGTACTACCGTCGGCACTGATGATGCTATTCCCAAGGTCAGGCGAGCCGTCCCGTTGGCGATACATCTGCGAAGCGAGGCGAAGCGTTGCTTGGACGATGTTTGCCGGTGGAGTCAATGAGTAGCCAAAGCGCCCCGTAATTAACACGCTGGCTTCGGGGCTTCCGGTGTACGTCCAAAAGTAGCCCGACGCTTGCTTAATGCGCACCGCATACGCCGGCGTAAAATTCAGGGGCATCGTCACGACTGCCGACGTTGGTACTGAGCTGCCGTCGCCGTTGGTAATGGAGGTAAGCGAGATAAGGTCGTAGTTTAGGTCAATGGTGTAATCGTCGATTAAGTCACCGTTGAAACCCATGCCCGATCCGATGCGGTCAATGATTGGCGTGTACTTGCGTGTCGTGTCGGCGCTGACTTCAAAGAGGCGGTTGGTGTAGCTTTCGATGGTGCTTTGCGCACGGTCGATACAGAGCGACAGCAGGGTGTCGTCAGTACTTGCCGTGACGCCCATGTAGCTTTTGAGCAATGCTGTCGTCGTGTATGCCACCTAGACCACCCGCTTTTTCTTCGGCGCTTCGACGACGTCAGGCTCCATAGCCACGGCGATGCCTGCGGTGATGAGGCGTTGCGCCCACTCCGGGCTCACGTCGATAATGTCGCCGGTTGACGCATAGAGCGGCGTGCGCTCATCTTCGTAGGTACCAGATAATCCCTCGAGAAGTTGAATTTGCATTGTGACATCCTTAGACCCCGACGCCGTGCGCACGACGTCGGGGCATAGTCGTTGTTAGGCTTGAATGATGTACGAGAAGGCTTCGCCTTGGTTGACGTCGCCGCCGGCCCGGAAGTAACAGAAGTACCCGATTTCGTCAGTAGCCATGTACAGCGAATCATTGCGCTTGATTTCGAGCTGACCATTCTCAACGAAGTTGTAATAATTCATGTTACCGAAGATGATGCTCTTGAGACCCGTGGTCATGGCTGGGGTATATTCCGACGTGAATACCGGGTAGCCATCGAGGTCGCGGAGGTTGCCG